TGAGATGCCGCCAAAAACACCGAATGGGAGCTTTCGGATGCAGCAAAGGAAACGGTCGAGGCTGCACGAAAGGTCTCCGAGCGCGTCCGAGAATACCTTGAGGGCGAGGCTCCGGACCCCATTCCCATCGGCGAAGACACCGAACGGTCGGACCTCTCCCGAGACGAGCGGTTCCCCGACGTGTCCGAGCGGCACGACACCCCGATGATGCGGCACATCCGGGACACCAAGGACCACATCATGCAGGTCCGGATGTTTTTGCGGCCGATGATCGAGGCCCTCGGCCGGCGGGCCGACACCCACGACCAGTCGAAGCTCAAAGAGCCGGAGGCAAGCCAGTGGGCGAAGGCCACCGCCGAGCTTGCCGACCTCGAATACGGCAGTGAGGAGTACCATGAGGCCCTGGAGAAGCTCCCCACCGACCACCATTACGCGGCCAACCGGCACCACCCCGAGCACTTCGAGGACGGCCTCGAAGGGATGCACCTCGTCGACCTGGTGGAAATGTTTGCCGACTGGATGGCCGCTGTCGAGCGCCACGACGACGACGCCGACATTCACGACTCGATAGAAGAGAACCGCGAGCGGTTTGGGTTCGGCGAGCCGCTCGCGTCGATCCTCCACAACACCGCCGACCTTCTCGACGACGTTTCACTCACAACCGACGATTACCAATGAGCCACGCCACCCACAACGACCCCGACGACGAACCGAGCCTCTACGCCGTCCGCAAGTTCAACGGCTTCTTTTGCGCGCAGGCCGACCCTGCCGGCCGGCTCACAAAACAGGAAGCCGAAGCCCGCGCCCGGCGCCTCAACGACCGCCGGACGGGCGTACTCGACACGATGGTAGCGACCGAATAGGATGGATTGGACCACCGAAGACATACTGTCGGAAAACAAAGAGCGGCGCGCCGAGCTTTTTGCCGACTACGACCCGAAAACCGGCGAGGGGTCGCCCATCAGCCGCGAGCCGGTCCCGCTCACGCCGGACCACACCATTTACGTGCCGGAGTCCATGACGGCGCTCCCGGTGTTCGAGCAAGTGTGGCTCGCCGGCTCGGTCGAGGAGTGGGCCGAGGACCGAGGCATTTCGCCGGCCGCCGCGAAAGCCGACTTCCAGGAGCTCCGGTGCCAATACGACTTCGAGTTTTGGTGTTCGTGCGCCGCCAACATCGAGCTCGACGCCGAGACCCGCGAGGAGCGCGGCGCCGATGTGGCCCCGCTCATTATGAACCGGGCGCAGCGGATCTACTGGACGGAGATTCACCGCCAATGGGCCGCCGGCGATCCGGTGCGAATTATCCTCCTCAAGGCCCGGCAGTGGGGCGGCTCCACGCTCACGCAGGCGTTTTTCGCGTGGGTACAGCGGTACCACCGGTCCAACTGGAACTCGTTTGTGTGCAACTTGACCTTGGACCAGGCCCGCAACATCCGGTCGATGTACGAGACGCTTGCCGAGGAGTATCCCGAAGAGCTCGGCAGCATCACGCTCGGCCCGTACCAGGGCTCCTCCAACCAGCGGGAGATCAAAGAGACCGACTCCATTGTCGGGATCACGACCATCGAGAACCCCGATTCCCCGCGCTCCTACGACATTCACCTTGCCCACCTGTCAGAGGTCGGCCTGTGGCCCTCCACGCCCGAGGTCAACGCAGAGGACTTCGCCTCGGCCATCACTGGCGCCGTCGACAACGTGGCCGGAACCGGCATCATTGAGGAGTCGACCGCCCGAGGCGTGGGGACGTACTTTCACAACCATTGGCAGGACGCCGGCCCCGACGGGGACTCCAGTTACGAGCGCGTGTTTATCGCGTGGCACGACATTCCCTCGTACACGAAGCCGGTTGAGGACCCGCGCGAGTTTGTCGAGGCGCGGCTCCGGCCGTCGGCCCAAAGCGAGCAGGACCTCGGCAAGAAAACCGAGATTGCGCGCCGGCTGTGGCGCCTCGGCGCGACCTTGGAGGGGATTCGGTGGTACTTCGACATGCTCCGGGACTTCAAGGGCGACCTCCAGCGAATGCAGCGGGAGTACCCGTCTACGCCCCGCGAGGCGTTTCAGTCCACCGGCCGCCGATACTTCTCGATGGACCTCACCGCGAAGATTCGCGAACAAACGGTCGAGCCGGCCGCGACCGGCCACCTCACGGCCGACGGCACGACCGGCGCCGAGGCGTTCGAGAACATCGAGTTTCGGCCGACCGGCGGCGAGGCCCCGCCGCTCAAGGTGTGGCGCCGGCCGGACACGAAGGTCTGGTGGGACGGGGAGCTCCTGAATCCCGACGACGCGGTGGTGAAAAACCGGTTCTGTGCCTTCGCCGACTTCGGCGGCAAGTCCGAGGGGGCCGACTGGTCGGTGATTACCATTGGGGACCGAATCAAGATGCTCAAGGGCGGGCCGATGGAGGTCGTCGCGCGGCTTCGCGTCCACCAGCGGCCGGACCTCTTTGCATGGGCGTCGGCCCGTCTCGCGTACTGGTACGACGAGGCGCTTCTCGCCTACGAGATCAACCGGCACAAGAAAGATCGTGGCGACGACGTGCGCGGCTACGAGCCGGAGTGGTCGCTCGCCGTGATCGAGGAGGTGATGGACGATTACTCGAATCTCTACCTCCGAGAGGTCCAGGACCGAATCGACGAGCCGGTCCGCTACGAAGTGGGCTTCCACATGAACGCCTCGACGAAACCGCTGATTTACAACACCCTGGAGGCCGGGCTCGACGAGGAGCCCGGCGGGCAGGTCTACTTTGACCCCGACCGGCAATTCGTCGACGAGCTCGACACGTTCGAGCGGAAAGAGAACGGATCCCTCGGCGCGGTCGAGGGCAACCACGACGACGTGGCCGACTCCTCGGCCGGCACCGCGTGGCTCGGCCTCAAGCACATGGACCCTCCGGTTCGCGTCACCGAACAAGGCCGCGCGAAGCGGTCTACGCCCGGCGCTGCTACTTTTTAACAACCCGAGAACACGATGGAAGACACCGGCGCCACCATTCCAATCGAGCGGGAAGCGATCCGCGAAATGGCTCCTCGCTTCGAGCGCGCCATTAACGGGACCTACGACCCGTCCTCCGACGAGTTTGTGCCACCGGACGAGCGAACCCGCTCGCACATCCGAGACCACACGTTCGACTTTATGGACGCGATGCGCCTGCACGTCTCGCGTCACAACTCCGAGGCCGGCCTGGTGATCCACGGCTACGCGCAGTGGTTCGACGAGAAGGCCCAACCGGCCCGGCGGGAAGACGGCCTGGAGGTGGTCGCCAAGCGGCTCGGCCTTCTTATCGAGAAGGGACTCGACCACGTAGACGAGACGCCCGACCCCATCGAGGCGGGGATCAGCGACAGCGGCGTCCCGCACGTGTTCTTTCCCTACCCGTCGGCCGCGTTCAAACCCCCCTCTGCGTAGCATGGCCCTCGAAGATATTGCCACAAACGGGACCGACCGGCGCCGGCCGGACACGGGCGGACTGGATCTGCCGCCGGCCGAGCGGAAACTGATCGCCGATATGCGGCGAAAGATTGCCGAGGAGGGGTCCCGCGTCGAGCTCAAAGAGGACCGAAACGGCAACCTCATCGCCGTCGAAAAGGTTCTGCACCGCGCTTCGGATTATGAGTAGCGGGCCGCGCAGTTGAAACTCTGGCCCGCCGGCGGCTATTCTGTACGGTAGGTCTGTGCCCAACGAGCGCGCAGGCCGAACGCCCACATTCTCCCCTCTGCCCGCGCAACGACAGCGGCAGGCACGTCTCCCGGCGAATACCCGGACCGTGGCGCGCCTGCCGTTTTTTTTTATTGCCGATGGCAACCAGCAAGCGCGCATTCAACTTTTCGCCGGTCGCGCCGGACGGCTCGCCCTCTGAAATGGAGTCGATGGATGGGGAGGCCCGAACGAAGGTGATGAGCCTGCTCCGGCGCGCAAAGAAGTGGTGGGACCACCGGGCCGATTTTCGCCGGCGCCGGGCGCGGTCTCGCGACTACCGGCGCGGCCACCAGTGGCAGGAAAAGACGGAGAACCGGGACGGCAAGCAGGTCACGGAGGAGCAGAAGATCAAGGACCAGGGCCGAATCCCATGGGTCATCAACCAGATCGGCACCGTGGTCCGCAACCTCGTCGGGCAGTGGCGGCAAAACCAGTCCGACCGGGCGGCCTTTGCCGTCGAGGACGAGGACAAAGAGGCGACCGAGCAAATGAACGTAAAGCGCCGAGGGACGCGGCGCTACAACCGCGCTGGTACCGTCGAGCGCAACGAGTTTGAGGAGTTTCTGATTTCGGGCGCCTGTGGGATGAAGCTCACAATCGAGTGGGACTCGGACCTGGAGCGCAACGAGGTCGAGCTCGACCCGGTGGACCAGACCCGGCTCTTCTTCAACATGGACCTGGAGGACCGCCGGATGAAAAACCTCCGGATCATCGGCGAGCTTCACGACCTCACGCCGAGCGAGCTCATCGCGGCGTATGCGAAAGACCAGAATGGGGACTTCGACCGGGAAAAGGCCGAGCAGATCAAACAGATTTACGGCAACCTCGACGAGGACCTCACCGGCGTCATGTCCGATGCCGGCTTCGACCGCACCGACGACCTGTCGTTTTTCAATGCGTCGGAGCGGTCGCTCGGCCGCGTGATTGAGGTCTGGACGAAGCGCCACAAGCTCAAACGGTACGCCCACGACAAAGCGCGGGGCACGCTCACCGAACTCGACGACGACACCCCCGACGACGCCATCGAGCGCCTCAACGCGCAGCGGCGGGCCGCCGGCGAGCCGCCGGTCGAGGTCCGCACGAAGGTCGAGGAAACGTGGATGGTTCGCCACCTTACGCCCCGAGGCGACGTGCTGTGGGAGATGGAGACGCCGTATTGGCACGACTCCCACCCCTACGTGATCGGCCTCGCCAACCTGCTCGACGGCGAGGTGTGGGGGCTCATCGAGCAGATTATCGACCCGCAACGGTGGCTCAATCGGCTCGTGACGATGGTGGATCACGGGATGGGGGCCGGCGCGAAAGGCGTGCTCATGGTCCCGGAGGACTCCATTCCCGAGGAGCTTTCCCTCGACGACTTTGCCGAGGAGTGGAGCCGGCAGGGTGGGGTCATCAAGATCAAGGCGAAGAAGGGCCGGCAGCTTCCCAAGGAGATTACGACCAACTCGATCAAGCCCGGCTCCTTCGAGCTCATCCAGCAAATGAAAGCCTGGATTGAGGATACGTCCGGCGTCACCGGCGCCCAACTCGGCGAGGAGCCCGCGTCCGGCACCCCCGCCTCGCTGTTCCAGCAGCAGGTCGCGCAATCGTCGCTCACGAACCTGGACCTGTTCGAGAGCTTTTTCGAGACGGTCCGCGAGATGGACCTGAAAATGATCCAGTGTATCCAGCAGGCCATCACCTCGCCGCTGGAGCTTTCGGAGGGGCCGACGAGCTCCCCGGTCCAGTACCGCCCCGAAGACGTACAGAATATGCGCTTCGACATTTCGATGGGGTCGGTCCGCGACACGGCCACCTTCCAGCAGGTCTTCGAGGAGGACCTCCAGGCGTTCCTCCAGAGCGGCTATATCGACTTCGGCACCTACCTCGAAATGAGCGCGCACCCGAAGGCCGAAACCCTTCTTCGCGTGCTCCAGCAGCGAGACCCCGACGTGCTCGACCTCGGCGCCCAAGAAATGCAGGCCGCGACCGAAGCGGTGGCCGGCGAACAGGCCGCCGCCTCGGCCCCGACCGGCCCGGCCGCCGGCGACGGCGCCCCCGCCCAACCGCAACCCGCTTCCTAACCAACGCGCCCAATTGCCATGAACATCGACTTTGCTCCCTACTTTGCGCCGGACACCGGCGCCGCCACCGCCGAACCGACCGACGATACCGCCGCCGACGACACGAGCGGCGAATCTGCCGGCGACGAGGCCGGGACCGACACCGCGCCCGAACCCACGACTCAAGACGCCGCCGACCAGGAGTGGGACATTAACACGCTCCAGCAAAAGGGCGAGCTCAACGAGTCGATGCGCGAGATCGGCGGGAATCTCGGCCGCGACCAGCCGGACGAGGAGACCGGCGCCGGCGACGAGACCGGCGCCGAACCGTCCAGCGGCGAGGCGCCCGAGGAGACGGAAGAGCCCGAGCAGGGCGCCCCCGAAGACGAAACCGAGGAGGACGAACCCGCCGAGGCAGAAAACGAGGCCGAACAGGAGGGCGAGGACGAGGACGAAGACGAGGAATCGGTCGACGCCGAACCGCTCCCCGACGAGGTGCAGGAGACGGTAAACGAGCACTTTCCGGGGCGCGTCGTCGAGACGACCGAAGACCTCGGCGCCGTGATGGAGGAGACCCGCGAGACGCTACAAATTTTCGATGCCGTCGACCGAGAGGTCGAAGAGGACAGCGACCTTGCCCACTATTTCGAGCTTCGATTCCAGGAGGGCGCGAGCACACTCGAAGCGAAGGTCCGGGCGTTCGGCGACCTGGAGGACGCCCCGGACAAGGAAGAAAACCCCGAAGCCTACGCCGATTGGGTCGCCGAATACCGCGAGGCCAAGAAGACCGCCGAGCAGGACGAGGCCGCCGAGGAGCAGATCAGCGAGGCCGAGCAGCGCCTCGAAGAGGAGACCGAGCGGTCGTTCCTCCGGCTCAAGGAAGAGCGGGACATGAGCGACGAGGAGTTTCACCGGTTTACCGAAGCGGTGAACAAACTCGTCTTTGGCGACGACCGGGGCCGCGTCCCGTCCGACCAGGCCGAGCGCCTGTACTTCGCCCTCAACAAGGACGACATTTTGGAGGAGGTGCGGCAAGAAGCCTACGAGGAGGGGCGCAAGGAGGGACGCAACGAGCAGGTCGAGGGGGAGCTCTCGGATAATGGCCGTGGCGACGGCCTGCCCAACCCCGGCGGGACGGCCGAGCCCGAAGAGCCGAAGTCCGACCGCGAGGAGGAGCTCGAAGCCCTCGGCTCACAGTTTGAAAATCGCGGCGGGGATCCCGACGAGTTTTCCTGGTAACGACACACGAATCCTACGACACCGGCCCTGCCGGCCGTATTGGGGTGTCCGGACACCTCGGTCGGTCGAAGGGGTCGCTTTGCACTTTTCTTCTCATAGAGCACCCCTGTACCGATGGACACCCCCGAAGGACATTCCACCAATTCGCTCGTCTCCGGAGGCGTGCGGCAGGCCCTCGGCGCGCTTGCGTTCGTGGCGGTCTGTGTGGCGGCCGTGGCCTTTAGCCTGGTCGACCCGCTTTCCGGACTCCTGCCGGCCTTCATGGGCCTGGCAACGCAGGTCTCCGACATTACCGAGAGCTCGACGCCGGACGAGCACCAGCCGCGAGACGTGTCGATCACGCTCTCGAAGCTCCGGCCGGACGTGTTTACCCTCGACACGATCATGCGCCGCATGGAAGCATCCTCCAACGGGATGCCGACCGAAGACGCGACGCAGGTGAAAGTCGAGTGGGAGGAGGACGACGTTATCAAGTACGACACCACGGCCAACGGCGGCACCTCGTCGGGGACTTCCGGCAACAGCGTGGACATCACCGTGAACGACGACAACGTGGTGTTCGAGAACGATTTGCTCTACCTGCCGGAAAACTCCAGCGCGCCGGGCGCGGTCCTCTACGTGTCCACGGTGAGCGGCACGACCGCCACCGTCTACCGCGCGAATATGGACAACTCGGAGTCCTCGTTCGGCACAGTGCCGGCCATTGACGACGGGGAGGAGATCCGGGTTCTCACGCGCGGAAAGGCCGAGCAGGACACCGCCTCGGAGGCGCAGGGCACCATGCCGGCCCAGAAGTACAACCACACCCAAATCCTCGACCAGGTGGTCGCCGCCTCGGAGACCCGGCTCGCGACCGACAACTACACCGAAGAGGACTGGACGCGGAACCGGGACAACAACCTGTACGAGTTCCGGCGCAAGCTGGAAAACGCGCAGGTGTTCGGCGAGCGCATGAAGCTCACCGACCCGGAGTCCGGGAACCAGATCACGTTCATGGGCGGCATTACGTCGTTCCTGGACTCGAACGACCTCACCTACACGGCCGGCAACCTCTCCGAGTCGACGCTGATCGACTTCGCGCGTCAGATTTTCTCCGGCAACAACGGGAGCCGGCTCCGCTGGCTCTTTTCGACGCCGAAGCAGACGGCGGAGATCGACAAAATCCTCATCGCGTCCGGGACGCTTCAGTCTACCCGAGACGAGAACGTGCTCGGCGTCGAGGCCACGCGCCTGCACACGTCGTTTGGCGACCTCATGCTCATCAACAACCAGGCGTTTGCCGAGATCGGCAAGGACAATTACGGCCTGGTGGTCGACCCGATGAACATTCGGCGCCGGACCTTGCGGAATATGAAGATCAACCGCAACGTGCAGGCGAACGACGTGGACGGCCGCGCGGACCAGTGGATCGAGGAGTGCACCATTGAGGTGCGCAAGGAGTCGACCCACGCCGTGATCCGGGACTCCTCCACCGACTCGTTCGACTAATCGTTGACCTGTTGGGGGCTTGCCCTCGCCGGCCGATACCGGCGGGGGCACTACTCCCTCTTCATTTTCTTTGCAAATCACGACAGTCCCATGGCAGAGTCCAAGACCTACGTTGCGCACAAACTCAACTTCACGATTCACCGAGGCGACGAGTACGTCCAGCGGAAAGAGGGCGACGACCTCGTGACCGTGAAGGAGTCGAAGGAGCCCATCGAATTCTCGAACGGCGAGTTCACGACCGACGACCCCGAACTCCAAGAGGCCATCGAGTCGCACGCCGGCTTTGCGGAAACGCTCGCAAACGGAGAGGTCGCGCTCAAACCCGACCCGGACGAGCTTGAACAAGCCGCCGAGGAGGCCCCGTCGTCGACCTCGCTGGAGGAAAAGCTCGAAACGGCCGAGACCGAGGAGGAGGTCGCCGAGATCCTCGCCGAGCACGACCTTCCGGCCCCGGACACGAACGGCTCCAGTGAAAAGGAGTCCGGCGAGAGCGCCGACGAAGAGACCGAGAAAACAGAGGTCGAAGAGTACGACGGCGAGCTCCAGGTGATCGAGGGCGTATCCAACAAGGACGAGGCTCTTAGCGCGCTGGAGTCCATTCAAGGCGTGACCTTCGACGTATCGGCCGCCGACAAGGTGGGAAAGATTTCCGCCGCCGCCGAGGAAAAGGGCTACACCTTCAAGGGGTGGCCCGCATAGGTCCATGACAGGGGCCACGGGCGCGCCTGTGGCCTCGCCTCACACGTTTTGTGTGTAGGTAGGGGAGAGGTCCACCCCTTGCGCCGATCTGTCTCGCCACGAAATAACGACCATGCTCGCCTCGGCCGACGACGTATATGATCGTGTTCGCACGCGGATCGGCACTCTTGCCCGGCAGCTTCAACGCGACAACGTAGCGCCGCAAGACAGCGACACGGACGCGCTCCGGCAATACCTGGAGGACGCGATCACCACCATTTGCACGGACACCGACCGCATGGCGACGGTGGTGTCCCTCGAAACGGTCGTCGGGCAACCATACGTTGAGCGCCCGCCGTACATCGACCGCGTTGATCGTGCGAGCCTTACGGACAGCGGATCGGCGTTTGTGGTCGAGCGCAAGGACGGCCGCGACCTTGCGCAGTGGGGCCGCAACCCGGCGGCCACGCAGGGCCGGCCGGAGTACATTGGGGGCCATGATGGAAAGTTCTACCTCTTTCCGGTGCCGGACGACACGTATCCGCTGGAGCTCGTGGTCACGTACAATGGCCTGGTCGTCTACGAGGCCCCGGACAACCCGACGGTGCAGGACCCCCCGACCCTCGACACGATGGTCGACACCCTTCCGTCCGACTTCCGGAAAGCGATTGTCTCGCAAGTCGTCGGCCGCTGGTTCGAGGACATTGGCGAGCCGGAGGTGGCCCAACGCGAAAAGCAGCGGTTTTACCGAGAGGTGGAGAAATACGAGGAAGAGCCGGTGTCCAACGTCACCTCGACCCGAGGCTACAACATTCTGGAGTAACCTACTTGCTTCATGCCCGCGTTTTCGTACAACGATACCGACGAAGAGGACGCTGTAATTGATCGCGTCCAGTATTATGCCGACCTGGTGACGAAAAACGAGCAGACCATCGGCATCGACGAGGGCAACGTGTACCGCAACCTCGTCGCGGCCATGACGCAGGTGTTCAACTCCGCGCCCGAGGCGGCGCTCGACCGCGAGTCCAAAGACGCCACCGACCAAGACGCGACAAACGAGCACAGCCGCACGGAGATCGTCATTCCCGACGGCTTTATGCGGCTTCTGGAGCTCCGGCTCGATGGGTGGGGCCGTGAGGTGTACGACTGGTATGCCCCGACGAGTGAGGTCGTGTCTCTTCAATACGACGAATACACCCGTCACGGACCGGACGATCCGGTCGTCGCAAAGGTCCCGGCCCCCGGCGCCCCCAGCGGCCACGCTTTTCGGTGTTGGCCGCAATCAAAGGCCGAGTCTACCGACCGGTTTGCGTACCTCGGCGAGACGCGGCCGGAAAACATCTCGTCGCCCCTCCAGGAGCCGGTCGCCATGTGGGCCGCGAGCTACACGCTCTCGGCCGGCAAGTACGAGGGCGCCGGCCTTACCCGCGAGGCCGCCATCGTCTACCTCAATGCCTTGGCGGACGGGCGCCGCATGGCCGGCCCCGAGGCCCTTCAAGAAGCACAGGAGGACTCGTAATGCCGCGCGAAAGCGACTCATTTGCCATTCGGGGCCTGGATTTGACGACGCCGGGCCACCAGCTTCCTTCCGGTGCGTGTCGGCTGTTGTGGGGTCTTGTGCCGACCGGGCGGGGCGAGGGGGCCGTGTGGGAGGTCCCCAAAATGCCCGAGCAGCGCGGCACGGCGGACAGTATTTTGTCGCTTGGGTGGCAGCGGCGCTCCTCATTCAGTCGGTTCGCCGACCTCGATGGCGACCCCGACCAGAGCCTTCACCGGCTTATCGCGCTCAAAGCCGACGGCCTCTACGTCATTGATCCGGGGCAGTCCTACACCGAGAAGCAAATTTACAACTTCGACGAGGCCGACGACACCCGCCGCGCTTCGTTCTCTGGTGGGGAGCAGGTGGTTCACGTTTCGATCACGTCCGGCGACGGGGTAGGCACGCCCGAAACGTCGCTTCTGGTGCATGGCGATACGGTCGCCGAGTACAAGTGGCCCGCGCTTCCGGAAATGGCGGTCTCGCTCAACAGTGAGTCGGGGGCGCTTTCGCAGGGCACGTACCTGTTTCGGTTCGCGTGGCGCCTGGACGACGGCAGCCTTGGGCCGGCAGGGTCGCTTATCGAGAAAAGCGTGGTTGGGGAGAAGTCCGTCAATGCAAAGGTGCGGTCATTCAACCAGTCGCTTCCCGACTATTGGCGCGACCGGATTAGCGAGCTCGCGATGATCGGCCACGCGCCGGTGACAGAAACCGACAGCGACGGCAACACAACAGAGAAAATCCCCGGCCGCGAGCAGCCCGGCTACATTATCGGCGGCCTCTCGACCATCAAGGAGGGGTTTTCGGTCCGGTTCACCGGCACGAAAGACGACCTGCTTTCTCGGCCCGTCTACGACGGCTCGGCGATTCAACACCACACTGCCCGCGCCGGCGCGAATTACCGCTACAACGCGCGGCTTTTTCTCGGCGACATTGAGTACGACTTTCTTCGGCCGCCGATCAAGAAAATCCTTCGGTGGGAGGACGGCCGCGAAAACAGCGGTGGAAACGACGTGTGGGTGCTTTTGGCCGTCACGATCCAGACCACCGACGGGCAAATCACGCGGTATTCGGTGCCGCTTCCGTTTGATTCGAGTTCGGCCACCTCGGCCTCTGTGCCGTCCGGCCTCATCTGGTACCCCGACTCGCGGGCGTCGGGGTGGGAGCTGTACCAATCGACCGATTACTCGGCCGGCATGGACGTGGCCGACGCCACCTGGAACGCGCTCTTCCTTCCCGGTGTGCGCCGGTCGTTTGAGGATTCCGCCGGCGGGGCCTTCGTCTACAACGTGGTAAAGAGCTCCCTCGACCTTACTGAAGCGGTCGCCACGGACCCAACGCTCGACGTGGGCTATATCACAAATGAATCGGATTGGACGGGTGACTGCGGCGCCGGCGAAAAATGGACTGAATCCGACGTGCCAGAAGGGGAGGCCGACAGCAAAACCGTGACAGAGGATTCCGAGTTCTCCGAGTCGCAAGTTATCGCCGAATCTCAAGACGTGACGCGGTATGACGTAGATTACGTCTTGGAGGTCGAGGTCGAAACCGACGGTGGGAACGATGAGGTAAGCGCCACGGCCGAGATTCTGGTTGAGGTTCTCGACGACAATAAAAACGTACTGGAGTCGAAATCGAACGACACAACGCGGGTTCTCTACGGTCAACCAGACAACGATACCGGGAACCTTCAAAACACAGTCAGTGAGACGTTTACTCTTGACGACTTCGATGCGAAAGACGCAGAGTTTCTCCGGATCAAAAACGACGCCACGGTAAACATCGACAACAATACCGATGGCTCGAAAGTCTACGCGCGCTCGCAATCGTCGGCGAACCAGGCCAACGATGTAACTGCGTACCTCACGTCCTACCGCGACACTACCCGCTCGTTTGACGGCACCGAGAACGAGCAGCGAAGCACTCGGCCGGACCTGATCGTCTGGTCCTCACCCTACCGCCCAATGGAGCGCGATGCGGAGAACGTCGTGTCCGGCTCGCGCTCCTCGACCGACCGCGTACTCGCGCTTCAGGCCGTCGGACAGGAGGTGTCGGAGGGGCAGTTCGGACAGTACCCAATTCTCTCGCTCCAGAAAGACAGCGTGCGGGTGCTCCGCGTGGGCGACACCGACCCTATTATTCAGCGTGTCGACGTGCTCACGAACGACATGGGCGTGGTCGGCCGGCGGGCCGTGGCCTCGGCCGACGGCCCGGTGGTGGCGTGCCTGGAGGGTGGCCTGTATGCCCTGGAGCCGGAGCTCCGGCAGCCGAGCCTTTCGTCCCCGCTCAACGACATTAACGAGGAGTTTCTCCAGTCCATCGGCCCGGATACCGTGGTCGGCCATTACAAGGACGTAGAGCGGGGCCGGAACGACGTGTGGCTGGCCGCTGGCGGGCGGACGTGGGCGTACTCGATAGACCAGGGGGCATGGAGCTCGTTGCGGCGCGGGCGGAGAGACTACTCGATTCGTCCCGACGACGAGTACGGCGTCCGAGCGGACGGCACCCTCGTTCAAGAAAACGCAGTCGAGGGCGAGGGCCGCGTCAACATTCAAACGGCCGTCCTGCAACTCGGCCCGCTCGGCACTATCAAAAGAATGCGCGAGGTGCAGCTTCGGCAGCCGGAAAAGCTGGAGGAGATTACGCTTCACCTCATCGCGACCGACCCCGAGCGCGAGTACGTCAAACTTGGAGACAACACCCTTTCGGCCAACGAAGTGCAGGAGGGACTCGTATTAGGAGGGGGGCTTGGGACCGGGTTTGTGGTCGACGTTCGCGGGACCGGGCGCACCGGCCAATCTATCGAGTCGATGTTCGTGGAG